CTGTTGGTCCAGTTGGTCCTGTAACGGTTGATGGAGCACCTGTTGGTCCTGTTGGGCCAGTAACGGTTGATGGAGCACCTGTTGGTCCTGTTGGACCTGTTGATCCTGTTAATCCTGTTGGGCCTGTTGGGCCAGTAACTGTTGAGGCAGCACCTGTTGCACCTGTTGGACCTGTTGGTCCTGTTGGGCCTGTTGTACCTTGTGGTCCTTGTGGACCCGATTGTGCAATTTCTATTTCTACTGGATTATTTTCAACTGAAATAGTAACATTTGATTCTGTTACTTCTAATTGCAATTCATTATTTGTTACTTCAACGACTACTCTACCATCAGTCATTACCTAGTGACCTCTGGACTAACTATAAAGGATCCTTCAAGAATTCTATCTACAATTCCTCCTGAAGATTGTATTTCTAAATCATAAACCCAATTACCTGGAGCAAATGCTGCTGTTGTTGATGCACTAATTAAAATACCTATAGTTCCTGCACTACCACCTAATGTAATACCACTGCCACTAGTCAATGAAACTATTGTATCTGGATCGTAGTGTGTTTCTCTTACTTGAAGTCTTGAAGTATAACCACCTAAATTTACGGCTACACCGCCTACTTTATATGTAACAGTTTTATTGAATGTACTGCCTTGTGGGCAAAGAAAGTTTATTCGTCCTGGGGTAAGGGACATATTGACACGCTCCTAGAGAAAGGGTTCTCTAGTTTCATTATACCAAACTATTATTTGTCAACTATTACTGTTACTATCTCTTTTATTACGCTTAATTCTCCAGATACCTGGGAAATCTGATTTTTCATTTTATTTTGATCTCTACGAATATAGTCTACTTTATCGGTCAAACTCGATCCACCATTTGGATATAACTGATGTTCTACTCTTTCTAATCTATCTACTATTGTTCTTCCTTGCAAATCTTTTCCAAGTAAGTTTTCAAATTTTCTTGCTAGGGTATAGCCAACTCCAATTGCTGCTGTTAAGATTGACCAGGTTTGCCAGTTCGCGACAAACATGTTAATCATTTCGTTAATCAATTAATTGCCTCCAGCAAAAAAAGGGTATAAACATAATTATAACACTTTATTGACAATACTAACATTAATACATTATAATTAATATATGGCTACTAAAGAAAAAGAAAAATTAAATCAATATTATTTATCAGCAAATGATAGATGTGATCGTTGCACGGCTCAAGCATATGTTCGGGCGACTGGAGTCAACGGCGAACTATACTTTTGTGGTCATCACTACACAGCCTTTAATTCGACCCTATCTAAATGGGCATTCGAAATTATAGATGAACGAGAAAAACTCGTTGAAAATAAGTTAGTTGACTAATAGATAATATTCGTATATAATAGATATACGGTCTTCCCAAGACGCAATAGTGCGTCATTCTGATCGGTTTCATATCCGAGTGGGAAACGAGGGTAGTAACGCTTCCACCACACACCGCGTTACTGCCCGCTTCAAAAAGCATTAAAATCGGTCGATATGTACACACCCAACTATCCCCACAAATATCCCCCTATATCTTACGATATGAATATATGATATGTAGGTATTTGGGGTATGAATATATGATGATATCTAGATATGTTTTATCTTATATGTCTATAGGCTAATATGATTATAATTGATGCTACGCATATGTTTATAAATAAATAATCAAGGATCATTTTCTACCCGATTATTACTTTTGTCTTTCTTGAAGTTTTATATATTCTTCAGTTCCCATATGCTCTTCAAGAGTCATAGTGGCCTTTCCTTCAAATCTATTTAACATATTCCAGAAAGGATCTTTTTTTCTATCATAGTTAAATTGTCTTGGAATATATGATGTTTTTTCTGTTGATTTATGTTTACCCATATGAATATTATATCTTATCTTCTACCCGATTTTTGATGTTTCTTAGATATTTTTATGCATGTATTGCATTGTGATCTATATCCATCAGTAGAATTTTTATATTTATCAAATTCTGAATATTTTTTTATTTCCATACACCATATGCATTTTTTCATATTATCTTCTATAGATATATAATACTATGGATAGAGATAGTATTGATAATAGTAATAGGATGTCAAGAGGATCCATTATTACCCCCGAATTAAATTTTTCTAAATACTCCGTCTGCTGAGAAATTGCCTGCCCATAGAGACTTGTTTACTTTCCAGTCTTCTGGAAGCATTGCTATCAAGTTTAATTGACGAGCACGGCGAATGATGTGTTTCTTTGCTGCTTCATAGTTTGATGCTCTTCCAACTGATTGGATAGCATTTGATAGATCCATACGTGTTTTGATTGGAAATGAGCCATCAGGCATAGCCTGTCCCATCTCTGCCATTCTCTGGCGTTCTTGTGAGTTGTAATCTCTTTTAGCAATTGGTTGAAAATTATCTTGTATCATAAGTTTATTATACACCTTATATCTTTTTTATCTAGAGGAGTATTTCTTTTTTCTTTTCTTTTAATATTCTGCCCCCCCTTTACCCCCCCAATTATACACACGTTTATTGTTATTGTCAAACTGTGAGGAAATTAAGTAACCCCAACTTAATCCGAAGATCAGAGGTTGGGGTCTTTGGTTCTAAGGGAGCGTATCCCCTACTAGATCCACAAATCTATTGTAACTCTATTTTTAACAAAATCTGAATTTTTGTCTAATTTGTATGATGCGTAAAATATAAAGCCCACTAAATTTAATTAGTGAGCCCATAATGAATTTATATTTTTAGATTAGTTCTTCATTCTTTAGGCAAGGAAAGATGACTTCTACATCTGGTGTTAGTTCATCTTCTACCCAACCACCATTGTTATAGATTGCAGTCATAGCCCTATCTACATCTATACCCTCACCATAAAGGAATTGAGTCGCTAATATATCGGCTGTGTACTTATCAACGCAACCTTTCTTATCGTACTTATTCCACACCATGACTAGTAGTAGTGTCATGATGATAGTGTAAAGGATAACAACTAAGTACCTACCTCGTTGTGTTAATCTCATTTGCCTGCCTCTCTTTCGTATGCCAAGTCTATCTCTAGGTTTAGTAGTTGGTCAAGTTCCCACTCTTGTTGGTTCATTAGTTCACACTCGCAATATAAGCACATAGTACCCATGTAGTTACTAGGGCTATGGCTAGCCATGTCTCATCTTGTGTGTATCTAATTGCATCTACTACATTTGATACATGATATTTAGTATTGTATAGTGCGTCAGATAATAGAGACTTAGTATTTTCTATTGCTCTATATCTCTTAGAGTAGATATACATTTATTTACCTACCCTTTTAGATAGTTTAGTTAGGTGACAATCGTAACACAATAGTGCTACCTTGTCTAGTCTAGTACTTAGTACCATTTTAGTGATAGGTGTTTCACATCTAACACATACACATTTGATATCTATAATTTGAGTATTCATTTTATTACCTTTCTAGTAATCTTGTGAGGTTAGTTTATTCGCTAGGCTCATACTCTTTCGAGTCTTATTTGCTAGGCTCACCTAACCTCTTTATACTTCTACTCTATATGAGGGGACTGACAAAATCAACTCGACACGCCGTATTGCGTTACACTTTCTTTTGTGGCGTTCGTCACATTTGTTACAACGTAGTCGGGCGTGTCGTAGAGGGCGCCGAGGTCGGGCGTGTCGATCCCTTAAGATGTGACTAAGAACACACCGAAATGTTGCCGACACGCCGTGCCCCCTCCCCCTAATTGTCAGACCCCCATGATAGGCTGAAAGCATAAGATAACAGATAGGAAATAAAAATGGGTTATATAGAGATAGTAGATATAGACGAGAACGGCGTGTCCGTTACAGACTTGTCAGAGGCTTCTGATATTGTAAGACTAGAAATGTGGTTAGCACTACAAAACGAAATGAGAGGAAATAAATAATGACCAAAGATACAATGATACAACTAATTCATAGTGAATTAAATGCAGAGTATAACGACCCTACTCTTGCTACTTATGCCCTTGCAGGTTTATTGTCAGGGCTTGTTGATAAAGTAACACTAGAAAAATATATAACAATGAAAGGTTGGAATAAATAAATGAGTAATCTAATAAAAGCAACTTGTTGCAAATGCCAAATACAATTTGATATATTGGCTAAGTGGTATTCTGCACCTGCCCTTTGCTATGATTGTGCTATGGATAAGGCAGGATACTAATGAAAGGTATCAAGTGTTTATTTTGTGACGATTACAATACAACAAAAGATATAGATAAAGATTGGTTTCTATGTCTGTCATGTGGTATAGACTATGAATTAAAAGATAATAAACTAAGCGAGATATGGTTAGGGGTAAGAAATGCATAAATGCGAAATATGTAATAACGATAAGAAATTCTTTCAGACAGTATGTGAGGTGTGTTGGTCAAGAATAGACCACCCTGCCTACCATACTAAAATAAATAACATAATGAGTAGAGATTTAGAGGAGGTACTAAATGCAAAATAATTCAACACAACTATGGTGGAAAGGTGCTACAACAGAATTTGGAGATTTTCAAAAATTCTATGATGTAGACCTATGGACTATGGAAAGTAAAGACGGAAGTTATGCTAGTGTAATCCTTGACGGCGAAATGATAAAAAGTTTTCGTTGCGAGGGTGCATGGAACTTGGCTAGAAAATTAGCAGAGTCTCACTTAATTAAAAGAGAACAACTACAACAAGAGGGGTGGGTAACAGCATGAAGCCACAATGGTTAGCACACCTAGAAACAGCAAGAGATAAAATACTAGTTGCACAAAGTTGTTTAGATGAAACAGCGTATTTTGCTGAATTATCTGAAAGCACAAAAGAACAACTGTTGCGATTATCAGAGCATTGTAGTAAGATGACAATGCACTTAAACGCAATAACAAAACTAGAAAAGGAGAAAGTAAATGTATAGTGCAGACCCAAGATTTATCATGGCAGATACTTACACAATGTTAAAAGGAAAGTCTAATCTAGAAGACGCCTTTAGTGAAGAAATAAATAAAGTTAATTCACCAGAAGAAGCAATAGAACTATGTTTCAAGTATCAAGATTTGGTGACACATGTCTAATAAAACAGAACTAAAAATACAAAAACAAATAGAATATGTTAATACAATTATCCAGGGTCTTCAAGATGAAGGTCATGAAATAGATATTGATGTAACGGATATGCTTGACGAGTTAGGAACTTTTGGACTAGAGTTAACTCCAATTAAAGGTGAAAATATTCCATCATTGGCTTATATTCATCTAATTGATAAGATGACAAAACAAGGAGATAACTAATGCCTAAAGAAAAACCAATTCATAAAATGGTTGAAGAAGTTTTTGACAAAGATATAACTAGCGACTTAATAGATGAGTTAGCAGAAGAAAAAACTTTCATTGTAAATACTCTAAAGAAGTTTTTAGAGCATGATGAAATATGGATACAATTGGTAGATAATATCGAAGCAAGAAAAAACTTTCTAACTAATCTACAAATGCTATTTCTAAATGATATAGAGAATAGCACTTTAATTGAATTAGCAACTACTAAATGGGGTAACGACTAATGAAAACACTTTTACTATTTGGAATTATTTCTTATTCAATTGTTTTATATTTGCAATGGTTGGAAAACCCCCTCGACTGAGGCCGCGCCCACATGGGGCAGGGGATCCTTTAAGATGGTTAAGAAGATCCCCAGAATGTGGGCTTATAGCCTCACAAATGTTGGCCAAGTAATTCCACATGCTGCTTGGAACTTAGCGTCATCAAATCTTTCATTATAAGCCAAGAACAAATTACCAAATTCCATAACGATTTCTTCAAATGTTGTTTGAGGAATTTCATCAACGAATTGATTTAGTATTTTAGCCACTTGTTCAAAGTGTTGTCTTGAGTATGTCATTTTTATCCTTTGTTAGTTATTAACTTTAATCTATCATACACCCCCGACAAAACCAACTCGACACGCGCCTTGATCGGGCGTGTTGTTGATTAAGTTAAGAAGGAAGGTCCTCGGCTCAGGAAAAATGAGTAAACCTAAACCGAGGGAGTTTATTTAGTTATTTGCTGTAACGAAATCACGAATTGCAATTTCGTAAGGCACATCAACATTAAACAATTCTTGCACCTTGTTTGGTGATAGTTTTGCTAATGCTTGTTTAGCAACTTCAATTAGTGCTTTTTCAGAAGTAAAATATCCAGAGGACATTAACTTAGATTGCAGGTCACTAATTACTCTGTCTGCTTTTGCCATTTGTTTTCCTTTGTTAGTAGGGTGGTAGTTTGTTCTCTACTACTACCAAGATTATTTAATTTTAGTCTACCAATTTACTTGGCAGTTGTCCAGCGTTCCTTGCCATTTGGCAAGACTAGACGAACACGCAAAGAGCCATTTGCGTTTTTCACAACTTCTTGAACAATGCCTGTTACTTTGCTTTGTTTTGTTGTGAATGATTGTCCGATTTCTAATGTCGGCATAATCGCTTCCTTTCTGTTGTAGGTAATACTAACTTAGCATATAGGTCTGACAAGGTCAAGCCCTGCCTATGTGATGTTCGTCACAAGATCGCGCCCCGATGTCCAAATTGTCTCATTTAAGGTGCTTGACATTACCCTCTGAAAATGATATGGTGGATTTATGAGTGGTACATATAAAGATAAAAAAATACAGCATGTTCAAGGCCTACGCCGTAGTGGTGCGTCTGGCATACATAAAAATAAAGTTAGAGATAGACAGAAAAGAATATCTCATGCTACGATATGGAAAGACTACCTAAAGGAAAATGAAAATGAATAAATTAAAAAGGTCACATGATAGAAAAGTTACTAACCTAGTTAATAATGCTGGTAATGGTAGTTTAATTCAAAATACATTCGGACTACCCGCTGGAAAAAATTATTCATGCCCTAGTGCTACATCCATATGCGAGAAAGTCTGCTACGCTGGAAAACTAGAAAAATTATACAAGGCTGTCAAGGCTAATCTATTGCATAATTGGGAATTACTAAAAGACGCTGATAGAATAACCATGTTCGATTTATTATCCGACATGGTAGCAGATTTCAAAAAAGATTGTGTTAAACGAAATGCTGAAATGCTATTTCGTATTCACTGGGACGGAGATTTCTTTAATGAGGACTATACACACGCATGGCGTTCGGTTATTGAGGAACAACCTGACATAAAATTTTGGGTATATACAAGAGTAAAGTCTGCTGCTTTAATTCTTAAAGACTTACCTAATCTAAGTTTATATTATTCTACTGATAGTGAAAATACAGATAATGCTAAAGTATTATCCGTTGAGCATGGAATAAAGTTAGCATATCTTGCAGACACATTTGCAATGGGCAAGGAACAATTACTATCCCTAGTTAATGCCAAGGGTGTGCCATGTCCAGAAAATAATAAGAAAATTCCTCTTATTGACAAAGGTGGCTCTGCCTGTGTAAAATGTAGTCAATGCGTGGTGGGTCGCAATAATATCCTATTCTCTGCTACTAAAAAATAAGGAGATATATTGAAAACTACATTTATTCTTATTATGTTTATATTATTTATATTTGTAGTTGCTATTCCTTTATTAGGTTTATTTGTAGGATTTAGTGCAATAGTTACTAGTGATAAGGGTCAAGAATGGGAGGGTGCTAGATATTTAGATGGAAGATAAAATTATTTGGTTATTATCTCTTATAGGATTTATATTATCTGCTAATTTATTTTGGGGATGGTTTTAACTCTACCCGCGATCCTGGGGCGCGATTGTGACCAACATCACACCGATTAAGTTAAGATGGTACTTGCCTGAACCCCAGACCTATGATAAGGTTTTTATTGTAACAACCCTACTAACAAAGGAAAACAAATGGCAGGTAAATCTATAAATGTAAAGGTAGCCAGAACTAAGGTTATCAAAGCATTAGAAGTAAAAGTTCAAGAAATGCAAAATGCACAAATGAACTACGACTTAGCACACGCTAAGTATGAAACTGATTTTGCACAATGGAAAAAAGAAATTGCAGAATTAGCATTATCACACAAAGACTCAATCATGGGTGAAAATGTTACAATCAACGAAGCAGGCTCATGGCGAGTGCCTAACGGCTTTATTGGAGTGGAACTATCCTTTCACCTACCAATCTCAGTTGCAAATGCACCTCAACCAGAAGCACCAAAACAACCTTTCCAATCAAATGGTTATGGTCGTGATTATGTTGGTAACTACGAACAAAGAATTGCAGAAATACAAAATGCAATTAGAGTTCTAAATATGTCTGATGAGGAAGTAGTTTCAACTTCTACTTACCAATCAGTTTCAAGATACCTATAAGGGGTCTTGACTACAACCTGAGCAGGTTGCTAAACTGCTCACACACCCTACTAGCAAAGGAATTCAAATGGGATTAGATATGTATCTATATGCAAGACAGTTTGCTTTTAATGGTTTTAAAAATCAAGACCTATATGATAAATTAGTTCAAGAGGCACCGTTTGCACTTGATACTGCAA